AGGAGCAACAAACTTAATGTCGCCAGCATGTTTAGGTGCAATTGCTCAAGATGGAACACCATTATCTTATACATCTTCAATAGGGGCAAGAGCAGGTTATTATACATTGCAATCACCGGCACTCTCAGTATCAATGCCATATGCAGTAAGATATAAGCCATTCAAGATGCATAACACAATAGAAGCCCAACAAATACCAGAAAATTCATGCATAATATATGACACAAAAAATACAGTAAATCCTCTTATGTATACAGTCCCACTATACAGCGCATCCTCAACAAGAGGAGATATATTCTTTATAAGAAATACAAGTAATATAATTCCTAATGACACAAAAAGATATATTGTTTTGGGAGGATCGTATGGAGTATTAGATTTGATATTGGAATTATTAGAAATGCATATATCATCAGAAGCAACTAATGCTGGAGATCCATCAGTAGTTTACCAATAAGGGTATTAAATATGAGATTTGATTTGGAAATACCGCCATTAAATTTAACATCTATTGTATATATAAGAGAAGGAGACAATATATCTTCTTCAGCAGTTCCATTATACTATGTAGCAACAGACTATAAAGATAAATTACCATCAGACTTTATAAGTATAGAGCAAAAATATAACAAACATATATTCATATCTGGTGGATATGAAAAGTTTACAGGTCCAAGCATAGAATATAAAAGCACAAAATTTTTATTAACAAACATAGCTAAGTATTCAGAAAAAATGGGAGTAAAAATCCCTCTGTTCTATAGATTTAAGATTGATGATAGAATATTTAATGAGTCAGTAAGAGTTGTAGATTATTTTGGAATTGAAGTTAACAAAGATGATTACTTAATCCAGCAAATAGACTCATACTCATATATCTATATGAACAAAGAAGATAAGATACTTTTTATTGAATATACGACTCAAAATAAGTCTGTAAGAAAAATGTTAAATCTTGAGCCAGTGTTTATGGAAGCAGGATGGTCTGATTTAGATGAAAGATCAAATATTGTAAACAATAAATATATACTAAGTGATAACATAATAATAACATCACATTTAGAAGATCTATATATATCATATTTAAATGAAACAGCTATTGCAAGAGTTGCCCTAGGAAATCTAGAAGACCCATGGTTTATAGGAGTTATTGGGGGTAGCTTTAAGTCTACATATCAATATAATATTCCAGAATATTATGAACAAGTAAAAACAACTGATACGAAGTTTAAGCTAATAGAAAATAAGAAATGCTCTAAGATATATGGGAAATACATAAAAAGCCAATATAATATTAAGATAACAGAATTTAATCATCTTTATGTTTATGTTTATGACTTTTACACAAAGGAGCTAAAATCAGCTCACACAACAAACAAGTCTCTAAAAGGAATAATATATAGAGATTCAATAAGATATAAGACAGTGTCAGATTATACTAATGATGGATATATAGAACTATCTACTCAATTAACAGAAGACGATGTAGCATATGTAACACATCTAACAGAAGAAGAATATTATGAATATAAATATCTAGACTTAAGCTCATTGTCAAATAGCGGAAATTTCTATTATGTAATATATGTTAAGCCTAATATAACAACAGGTAGATCTGTATATCATGCAAAAATAGGTAAATGTGAAGCAGGAGATACGATAACTGATTATTTTAGCACATATGAGCAATATGAGTCATACTTAAATAAATATCATTATTACCATATAACATCAGTTAGTATAAGAAATACTAATGTAGATAATTTTACAGAAATAATAGATGTAAGAAAATATGGGATAACAATATTAGATAGATTTAAATTATGTAATATGTCACCAGATATACTATATTACGATATTATAAATAAAAATATAACAATACCAACAAATGATACAGTAATAGCTTATATAGATACCGATAGATTATTAAATGAAGGAAAGCTTACTTTTAATAGCTCTATTAATAAGTTTGATACAAATAGTATTAATATAATAAATAGGATGTATAATTTTGTAGAGAAAACATTAAATGTATCTACTCATATGGTATTAGGAATAAGTATAACTTAAGAGGATAATAATATGGCATGGACAGATGATCCAATTGTAGCAGGTATAACAAGAATAAAAGCTGTACATATAAATGAAATAAGAGATAGGCTAGATAGTCATACAGGAGTTGGTGGGAGCACACATCCACTAGCTACACCAACAACAGCAGGTTTTATGTCACCAGCAGAAAAATCTGCAATAACAGCACTAATAAGTGGCTCTAGCGGCATATTATCTTTAGTGGGAATTGGGCCTGTGACTATTCATACAGACGAGCCATATTCTCTTGTAACTCCAGGAATCAGTGTTAATCTAGCAACCCCAGCAGCATCAGGCTTAATGTCAGCGGCAGACAAAACAAAGCTAGACTCAATTATAACTACAACAACAGAATTTGTAGCGCCACTAACATCAGCAAATAATAAAGTATCAATAAGAGAAGCCACAGTAGCACAATCTGGTTATATGACAGCTAAAGATAAAGCTAAACTAAATTCACTAAGTGCAACATTTGGATCAGCAATGGCTAAGGGAAGTATAGTAGCTTGGTATGGGACTCCTACCGGATTATTTGATGCAACCGGAAAAGGTGTTGAAGGAACCGTAATGGAAGGCTGGGCTATTGCAAATGGGAATAACTCTACCCCTAACTTAGTTGATAAGTTCATAGTAGGAGCAGGAAATACGTATGACATAGGGGATACAGGAGGAGAAGCAACAACAATTCTATCAGGAAGTCAACTGCCAGAGCATAGACACTTTGTAGGGGTGCTAGACTCCAACTCAGACAATAACTTTAGAATGGAGGCTGCTGCATCAACCTATTTCCCAAGCTATACATTTAATTCACTATGGCTACCGGGAGATAATAGCTATGGCGCAGACTACAAGAGCTTTACAACTAATACTAACTATCAACTTGTAACTTCTAAAAAACTAGGAGATGTAACAGCCGGAACAGGAACATCATCTACCCATAATAACTTACCTCCATATGTAGGACTTTACTGGCTAATGAAACTAGAAGAAAAAACTCTTATTGGCGTAACTCCAATAGGAGGAGATATTATATTTGATTTACAAGATAATACAGCACTAAAAACAAGTGATCTTTATTTTGGATATACTAGCTCTCCAGGAGCTGGAGAGCCTTATTATATAAAAGCAATACCTTATACTTTATTGGGATGCGAATATATAGATACTAATGTAGAAATAGTAATGAATGCTGGAGGTTTTATTAATGATAATATTTCAAGTTATTCTGATATATATTTTATTCCTGGCCTTGCTCTTAATGTTTTTGTTCAAAAAGAAATGACAGTAAGAATGTTTAAATCATTTTCTCATGTATATCCAGAAACATTTTATTACCCATATGGTAATATTTCATATACAAATGCTGTGTCAAATGTAAAACCAGGGCCAGATGGTATACCAGACCTTAGATATGGAACTTACACTCCAAACGACATAGAATATCAGTTATATGCAAGCCATTTTTCTAAAAGATTTTATGCAACAGATGAAGAATCAATTGGGTTATATGTAGCAGCTCAAATGAATAATTATAAAAATACAAGAAAACTTTTAGCTAACAATACTTGGTTTTCTAAGTTTACAGTTGAGATAACTGGACCAAAAGCAGCATTAGACCAAATAGCACTCGGAAGACTAGAAAGAAAAAAAACATATACAATATTAGCAGTTAGCGTACCATGATAAACAAGGAGCAGATATGTCAACAGTAACTCAATATTTTAATATACAGAAACCAGACAAAGGAAGTCCTGCATGGGATAGTCCACTTAATGAAAACTTTGATCAATTAGATGAGAAATTATATCAAATTGCACATTGTTATCCCTCAGAAAGTGCTCCACAAAACCAAACAGGCAACCCAGTAAAAATGGGAAGATTATGGTTTAATACTGCAAACAAAACATTACAGGTATTACGAAGCGAAGATAACGGTGGAGAATGGGATGTATTACTTACATCAATAGGAATGCAAACAGGATTTGCAAGGACAGACTCAAGAAACACTTTCACAACAGACAACAAATTTGCATCCATACCTTCTAATAATGGAGGTAAATCTACTATATCTTTTCTATGGTATCAAGGAACTGAAATAGCTAAGACTAATACGTTTGAGCAAAAATATAATCCAGAAGCAAATATGCTTGAATTTGAATTTGGGAGAACCGCATATACAGGAAATATAGAGACTGCAAATAAAATAAGATATTCATTTTTACCAGTAGCATCTGCATCATATCCCGTTTTAGATATTGTAAATGAAGGACTACTTATATATAAATCAGCAATAGTAAAGGCCGGTGCAAATATAAATTTCCAAGGCGGCGTAACATATACACAAAAAAACCTAAATGATGTCTTCACAATATATACAGCATCAATAAGCAATCTATTTGAACTAAGCTCATCAGATATTAAATATAAAGGCGTATCTTTAAGACCAGAACTATTCCAATTATTAGTCCAAAAAGGACAAGCTAATGGGTATTGCCCTCTTGATGAAAGTGGAGACGTGCCAGCTGAACATATAAATTTAGGACAGATAGAAGACTCAAGAAAGCTAGGAGGTATTCTGGCTGAAGAATATCTACAAGCAAAATTCCCAGATGGATATGCAGATACAGAATTCGTAGCGCCAGTAGTAGGAGGGAAGATACCAACCCAGTTTTATATTCAAGCAGTTCAGGGAGAACCAATAGACACAACTTATATATGCTATAGAAATCAAAGTGAGTCTATATCAAGTAACTGGACTTTTAACGCTATACCTTCTATAACAAGCGCTCCAACAAGTGACACACACGCAGCAAATAAAGCATATGTAGATGGAAAACTATCTGGGAATACAACTCCTTTAATACCAAGTGGAGCAGTAATGGTATTTGTACAATCATCTGCCCCAGCTGGGTGGTCCTTAAATACAGCTTTTAATGATTATGTGTTAAGATGTGCATCATCAGGAGGCTCTAGGTCAGGGTCAACTTCAATATCATCAGCATCTACAGGATCAGCAAGCGTGACCATTGGTGTTCCAGAACACCGACACTTAACAGGGAAAGAGTGGATGAACAATAATGATGCCGTTTTTGAATATCTCCCAGGTGGAGGAGGATATTCTGGATATGTAATGCAATATGGAGCAGATTTGCCAGGAGATGGTACTGGAGGGTTTGGAAGGTCAGGCGTTGTTGTTGGGGGAGGAGATGCTGCGCTTGTAACATCTAAAAAGGTTACAGATACTAGCACAACATCAGCCTCACACTCACATAGCTTAAACTTTAAATATGCAGATGTAATAGTTGCAAGTAAAAACTAATATATTATATAAGGGAGAATAAAATATGTCTATAGAAACTGAGCTTTTTTGTCCACTTGGAAGTAAGTGTGAAGAGATAAAAGATGGGAAGATAATGAGGTGTAGATGGTATACAAAAGTGGTAGGTAAAAACCCTCAGTCTGAAGAATATATAGACCAATGGGATTGTAGCTTAGCTTGGCTACCTATACTATTACTAGAAAATGCACAAAGAACAATGCAAACAACAGCTACATTACAAGACTTTAGAAATGAATCAACAGAAAGACAAGAAACATTTAATAAACTAGTAGCTATAGCGGCTAAGTCAAATTTAGAACTATTAGATAAAGAAAAAAAATATATAGAAGGGTAAATAATGGCTACCAAACAAGCTAATGATAAAACAAAAGCTAGCAGTAAAAGAAAGAAAAAAAGAACATCAATCGGTAAATCTAAAAACAGTAGGCCGAAAGATAAGAACAAAAACAAAAAATAAAAGAGGGACTAAAGAATATAAAGATTTCAGATTAAAAGTTCTTAAAAGGGATAACTATACATGTCAAATATGCTTTTCAAAAAGAAAGATAGTAAATGAAATATAAAAAAAAAGAAATATATATGTTGTTAAATATGCAATATGTATTTGCAGATAGGAATAAAAATGAATATGAGAAAGCAAAGAAAATTTAATATTGGTGATAAATATGGCAAATTAACAATAATAGAAAAAACAAATAAAAGAATTAATTCCTCTATTGTATATTTATGCAAATGTGATTGTGGCAATACTGTTGAAAAAATTGGATCATCAATAGGAAAGTCCGGAGCTAATTTAGATTGTGGATGCACAAAGAAAAAAGAAGCAAACTTAAAAAATAGTATAACTTTAAGAAAAGATTTAACTGGACAAAAAATAGGAAAATTAACTATTATTTCATATGCTGGTACAAAAAATAAGGGAGCTTTATGGCTTTGTGAGTGTGAATGTGGAAATATTGATATATTCCCATCTTACAAACTAAATAGAAATGTAAATTATAAAATTGGATGTAAAAAATGTAAAAAACCCTTAAAGCACAATGTTATTGGTAAAAAATATGGAAAATTATTAGTAATAAAAGACTTAGAAGTTCATAAAACAAAAGGACATATGGTTCTATGTAAGTGCGATTGTGGTAACGAACATAAAGCAAGAGTTTCGCATTTATTATCTGGAAATTTAAGATCTTGTGGATGCTTAATTCATGATACATCAAAAAATAATATAATTAAAAAATATGGAAGTATAAAGAATAAAAATAAATTTTTTAGAAGAAATTATCCAGAATATATTGCTTGGGCAATTAAAACAAAAGAAATATTTAATTTTACATGTTTTATATGTAATAAAAAAGCAAGAAAACTTCACACGCACCATCTCTACCCATATGCAAAATATAAAAATTATAGAACAGAATTATGGAATGGTGTTTGCTTATGCGCTAAGTGCCATGATAAATTTCATTCCAAATATGGAGTTCAAAATAATACACCTGATCAGTTTATAGAGTTTATTAAAAATAATAATTTAAGCAAATTAAAAATAGATTATATTGTAGATAATTTAAAAAACAAAAAACTAGAAAGTATATTAACTTTTGCAAAATCTATAAATAAATCTGAAATAAGTAAATATAAATAACATATCGAAGAGAAGAAACATTTATAGAGTTATTTCTTAAAATAATTAATAAGAAGCAATTAAATAAAAAAGATCAAACATTATTACAAATGCTTCTAAAGCAAAAGAAGCCAAAACTATTCAAAGGAGGAATTAAAATGGCTTGCAAACCAACAAAGAAAAAGAAACAACCAAAGGGAAAGTAATATTAGCAATCTTTCTATTATTAATGTTATTATTTTTGCCAAATATAGCTAAATCAAAAGAAATAAATATTTGGCCAATAAATTACCAAAACGAATACATTAATACAATTAAGAAACAAGAAAAGAAAACAGAAGAAAAGAAGTTGTGGATTTACTTTAAAGCAAGTGGAAGGCTTGATAATAGGTCTATTAATGAGATTATTAATGGAACCTATGTATTCATATCAATTAGAAATACAAAGCCAACCAAGAAAGAATTAGGCCCCTAAATGGGGCCTTTTTGTTATAGTATTCTAGTAGCTACAGAAGCTAAATCAGAGCGTTCAGATTTTGTAAACTTAATATGACCATGGATTTTCTCATATTTAAACTTATTAGCTACTATTGTAGCACCATTATTAGTTGAGTCTAAATAAGGAGAGTCAACTTGATTAGGATCAAACGTAAGAACAATTTTAGTATTCTCTCCAGCTCTAGTAATTAAAGTCTTCATTTCATGCAAACTTAAATTAGCGGCATCGTCAACAATAATAAACTGATCAGGTATGCTTCTACCTCTTATAAAATTAAGAGCACCATATTCTAATAAACCATAATTAACTAGAGTATCAGCCCCACTAACAGAGCTAGCAAATTGACTTGACTTGCCTTTACTTTTCTTAGATTCACCTTTATCAGATGCAGAAAGAATATAGTCAACATTGTCTACTATAGGCTGCATCCATGGTAAAATCTTATCATCCAAACTACCCGGAACATATCCGAGATCATTTCCCATAGGAACAAAAGGTCTAAATATTAATAGTTTTTTATATTCTTGTTTTTCAGTTACAAGATATAAGCCAGCAGAACAACTACAGAGCGTATTATGTGTAACTATAAAATTATTTGTTATATATAAGTGCTCAGGGTCATCGATTAAAATACATTGAGCTTCTTTTTGGCCAACATATTCAATACTTTTAATAAATCTTGTTGGTAAATATTTAGACTTAGGCTTATATCTATTTTTCTTCCTAGGGAGTTTAAATGGAATAATATTAGGTGGTATTCTTAAATTAAGTCGATTGCAAGGCAAACATTCAACAATATCTCCATCTTTATCTCGATAACTTGTTTTTTTAACAGTCCATGTTACTATTCCGCCAAGAGACTCAACAAGAAATTTAACTCCATTAGCAAGATCATATGAAGAAGAATAGAATTCAAGAGATTTTCCTGTAGCATCAACATATCCATCAGTATCCATTAATCCTTGCAATAATTTTATTCTATTCTCAGCAGTTGTATATAAGTATTGTTTAGGAATATGTTTTTCTTCAGATTTCTTGCCATATAAATTATTTTTTAATAAGAAATTTTTAATAGGACTCTTAGAAAGATTATCTCTATCAATTAAAGACCATAGATTTCCAAATGAATCACATTTACCAGTATTTGCAAATCTATAAATACGGCCCATTTCATGACCATTTCTTTTGGCAGCTCCAAGACTATCATAGAAATATTCTATATTATTCTTATCAATGAGCTTAATATGTCTGCCTATTTCATGCATATTTATAGTATCATCTGTAACAACATTATAACCATACTTTTTATTTTTTTTAGATAATTTGCAATTGATTTCTGCCAAATACTTATTACATTCTTCATAAAGAAAATCATCAGCAGTGGTAAAATTTATTGATGCAGTGAACCCTCCATCACCAAGAAGTAGTCCTAACAAATATGGATCAATTTCTAGACCAATATTATTATCTAATTTAAAATCAATTGACTGTCCTACTTGTGGAATAGAATATATATATCTAGAATATTCACGATCATCTTTTATTAAGACAGAATTTCTTATATCTTTTAATGATAAAGTTCTAAAACTTTTTGTTTCTTTTGGCTTTTTTTGATTAGAACGATCATATGGAGTTTTAACATTCCATAAATGCTCATCGCAACATTCCGTGCTTGAGCCATCTGAAAATATAATTTTATAAATATCTTTTTTCCCTTGAGGGAATAATCCAATTATTTTAGAAATATTTCCATTAGGACATATTACATAGTCATTAAGTTTTAAATCACCCATTTTAACATAACCAGAAGGAGTTAATACATCAGCATCAAGAGGCTGCGCTTTTCCACTCCCAGCAAGACCTTCTAATGTGACTAGCTTAATATTTGGATCTAACAACATATCAATAGCAAAACGTTGTTCAATATTTCTAGGAATAAGTCCCATTATTTTTTGATCTTGAGGAAGAACCTTAAGTATTTCATGTTGAGCATCATACCTACATAAAGCAGAATGTTTATTTGAATCTTTCATAATAACATTAAGGTTAGGATATAAGTCAACAAACAAGCTTCTTAATTCATCATTAAGTTCAATATAACCTTTAGCATAAATACTATCTATATAACTAGTATCAACAATTATAGTCTCCATACCAGTATAAGTATCATCATCACTAACTCTATCATTCTTATATTCTTGAACAGGAACATTAAAAGGTTTAGCTTTAGCATATAGATTAGAATCATTTGTTACAAGTATAGCATTAAGATATTTAGCTGTATTAAGAATTTGATGATCAGGCTTAGTTTCGTCTAGTCCAATTAAAGTCCAAGGACAATTTAGAACTATTTCAATAGTACCACCTTTATCATTAATGGGCATAATATTATTAGAGCTAATATTGCTATCAATAAGTTCTTTAATATATCTAGTAACAACTCTAGCACTTCTGCCAACTTCTCTACTATCTTTCTTTAATTTATCTAACTCTTCTAATACAACAATAGGAATCTTAATATCATGTTCATCAAATTTAAAAATACATCTTGGATCATGTATTAGTACATTTGAATCAATTACATATGTCTTTTTACTCATAAAGCCCTTTCAGTTTCATTCGGTTAATTTAATTCTAATATAATCCATTCCTTTAGGAGTTATATATGTTTGACTTTTAATAATTTGCTTGTCTGGAATATCGATTATATGTTCTTTAATTTTAAATAAATTCATAGCAACATATCTTTGATGAGGGATATTATCTCTAGATAATATATTCATATCTCTTAATTTCTTAAATAAATTATTCCTACCAAGTTTAGTTTCAGAATGAATTATTTTAGCAAAGTCGCCAATAGTTATTCCATCATCCATATCTAAGAAGACATTATAAGCTTCAACTTTAGGTTTTTGCTCTAAAAGAAGGGTATCCTTAGCCTCTATCTGTAATTGTTGCTCATAAGCTAATTTAAGAGCTTCTGCATATGTTTTTGGAATGTTATATTGTCGAACAGAATAAACTCCAGTTTTTTTAATTGATGGAAGAACTTCACTAACAACCCAATCTTCAAATTTTTCGGCTGATGGAAGTTTAGAACGTAGAACTAAACGATAAACATCTCGTTCTTGGATAATAGTAATGCCACGAGGACTAGTTGTCAAAGGTGTCGAATCAACACCTTTTAATAATTTCGCACACTTGCAATGATCTCGCACAGCCTGTTTTGCGTCAACATAACCAAGTATCTCTGCTATATCATTAGCAACAAACCATGGCTCACCATCTTTAACAATTGTTCTAATTTCTTTATTTTCATATTTAAAAATTTCCAACATTTTTATTTCTCCAATGTGAAACAAATAATAAAAAGCCCGTCTTTTAGAACGGGCTATTCATTTAACTAATTTTTACAGCATACTGATTATTGCTAGCTAAAGTTACACCTAATACTTCATCATATATAGGCTCACTATTTATTAAATATCTACCAAACTTAATAATAATATTTTCATATCTACTTAGTATACTAACTTCATCTTCTATTTCTTCTAAATTATAACCAGTATATATAACGATATCATCACCAGTTACAAGCCTAAATTCATCTACTAATTCTAGCAGCTCATTAAATTGAAGAAAAGGTTCTAGCCCTCCTATAACAATAGCAGAAGTAATAGGATTAGAAAGATATCTATTAACTATCCTATTAGCTGAAATATCAATATCTGGCATATCTGTAAGACTGGAGTTTTGGCATATAGAAATATCTAAATTTTGTTCTTTTAAACACTTAAAGTCACAAGTAGGTGTAACAATAAACATAGATGCTTTCTTATAATCCTGAAAATTTTCATCTACAATCTGCTTAATTATCATTTAAGTTAAACCAAGTTCTTTCATAAAATTCTTCTTTTCTTTCTTTAGAATACGTTTTAACTGGTGTAATAAATCCTACAATTCTTTGATATGTAGTTTCTACTGGATTACCACAAATAGGACAAATATCACCATAAAAACCATGATTATATTTACAAGCACTAACTTTAGTACAAAATGCAAAATATTTTACACCTTGATCTGATACATAGTTTAATAAATTCCAAGCAGTATTAAAACTATTAAATGGAGCCTCAAGATTAATATGACTGATACTCCCACCGGTGCAAGCTTCATCTAATATAGCGCTTACTCTAATTTTTTCATATAAAGTTGTTTTTACCCCAAGCGGAATCCATTGATTCCCATATAAAGGCAATTCATATTTTTCATTAGGGAAAAAATGCTTATCTTTTCTCATTAGTTTGGCTGCACAAGATTCGGCAGGCACCTGCTCAATATTTATCTTGTAGTTTTTATCTTTAACAAATTCATCTTTTATTTTATGTATAAAATCTAGTATTTCTACTGCAAATTTAAGACCGTCATTGTTATATTTAGCATTGCCAAACTCATCATATTCTATATAGTTAAATTTAGATAATGTCTCAAAATTTCCCAAAATTCCAATTGTATTATATAAATGCTCAAAACCAACTAAGCCACTAGAAAAATTTTTCATTATACCTTTTTCAACATTTCTAGTTATAATATGCCTAATTACATCTAATATCTTACAACATAGATCAACCCTATCTTTTAATATTTTAAAATATTTATTTTTATCCCCATTACTCTCATAAGCAATCCTAGCTAAATTAATTGTACATACTTTAACTGAACCAACTTTAAGAGCAGTTCCACCTATAGAATTAAAATATAAATCTTTTATATTACTGCTGAGTCTGCAACAATTACTTAACGATGAAATATCATCATCAACAAAGAAGTTGCTCATTGCCCATTTTATATTTTGATTACAGGCATATCTAGCAAATTCTTCATCAACAAATTTACCATTTACTTTAAGTAATGAGATTGTATTAACAGGAAAAGTAAATACATTCTTTTCTCTTATTTCATCCATGGTTTCTAAAAATAATTTTTGAAATTCCATAATACCATCAAATTCATCAACCATATAAGAATCATCTGGAAACTTAGAGCTTCCAAATAATGCTTCAAGATATGGTCTATCAAATATTCCTGTATTAGAAAATGCTGATTGAGTATTACCCCTCAAAAATGGTTGATTTAATGCATATATAAGCCTTTGTATATGTTGTTTAGCATATTTAACAGGAGTCTCTGTATAGTAATTATTATCTATATCTTTCTTCCAAAAATAATACATATAAGGAATTAAGTTTGCCATACCAACAGCTCCAGAACTAGAATTAGATGCAAAAGATACAAACTCTTTAACCATATCTATAAATGTACCATAGTGCTTAGGAGGCTCAGCATTAAAATTTTCAATAAAGAATAAACCTTTTTCAGCCAAATCTTTAAGATCATAGCTCATGCAATAATGTAAAAATGTAGAAGTATTGGCATCATGTATATATAATCTTCCAAGCCATTCATCTTCTAAAAATTCTTTAGCAACATTAACACCATACTTCTTTTCTAATTCATAAAAGATTTTATTAAATGCTAGTAATTTTTGATGAGGCTTTGCCATTTCATTTAATAAAACTGCAACATTTTTATGAGCAACATTAGCATTACCATCAATACTAGAGTCGGCAACTACATCTTTATCAACAAAATTATCAATAAAATCAGTATAATCTAATTGTTTATTACTAAATCCATTAAGAAAAGCTAAATCTTCTCCATAGGTTTGTTTTAATTTATCAAATTCGCTACTAAATAGCCGACATAATTTAACTTTAATATCCATTAAAGCTCCTTTAAATATTTAATAGCTTCAAAATACATATACACATTTCCATCAACTTCTAACATAGGCATAGTTCTAAAACCTTTGCTAATCATTAACTCCTCATCAGAACATATACTATAAGATAGCCCCTTTTGATCAAGTCTATCTTTTAATATTTTACATTTAGGGCAGTTATTAGAATATAGAATAATATTATTCATTAACTTCCTCATCATCTTCAGTAAGAAGACCAACAAGAGTAGTTACTTCAGCGTCTACAACAGTAAACTCAGCCTTATCTTTCTGTAGCTCTTTCCATTCCTTATAACTCTTCTTAAGAGATTTTACTTTAATCTGATTCTGATTAGCAAATGTTTCAAGAGCCTCTTTAATAAGTCCACGTTGTTCCTTAGCCTCTGCTTCAAAAGAAGCAATCCTTCCAAACAATGTTTCTAGATTAATTTTTTCAATAGCCATTATTTACCTTTCTTTTTAGTAGAAGCATCTTTCTTAGAAGGACCAATAATATAATCAGATATTCCAAGAGAAATACTCTCTTCAGGTGTAATCCACCAATCAAATTTCTTATCATTAACTTCTTTTAGCCTAGCTTTAGGAATTTTTGTTTTAGATAAAACAAAATCATCCATTATTTTTTGTTTCTTATGTTGCTCTTCTATTCTTTCGGACATATCATATAGCTTACCATAATTACCACCACTAAGCTGATGATACATAAATGAAGAATATTTATTGGTTACTCTTTTATGTCCAGCAAGATAAATAAGAAAACCTCCAGAATAAGCCTTACCAATATTCCAAGTAACAACTGGAGTTATAGAATTTTCAATAGCTCCAATAACAGCAAGTGTTTCATCAACCCTTCCACCATCAGTATTTATAAGAAGTGTTATAGGATCTCCAGTTCTATCAAAGTCAGTATAAGTTTCTGCTCTTATAGAATCTTCATCATTCCATCTAAGTATTTGTAATACTATGCCTTCAATAACATCGTCTTCTATTACTTTATTTAAAACTAATGTACGACTATTATTTAGATATTCATAAGTATCTTTTTCGTAAGCAGGCCAAAGACCACAGTCTTTGGCTTGAATTAATTCAGCAACTACATTATTCATCTTCACCTTCTTTCAATATAATAACAGCAGAACATATTTCATCTTTAGGATTAATATAAATAGATTTATTATTTAAATTAAGAAGCTTAACTTTAATATAATCACCAACATTAAAAATAATAACATTATTAAGTAAAGCTACATTTTTATCATTAAACTTATCATTAATAACTAAAGAGATTATAGAATTACTATTAATAGGATTATCAAACCATAACTTAATATTTGCAATAGAATTAGGTCCAACTATAATTTTATCATCAAGGAAAGCATATCCTGTAAAAATTATTTCATCTTCCATTATTTAACACCAGATGAACCATGTCCACCGCGATCAATATTTTCACTTAAATCAGACTCAATAAAATCTACAGTTTCCATTTTCTTAATAAGCCTAAATTGACAAATTCTATCATACTTCTTTATGTGAGTTCTACCAAATGATAAAGCTGGCATAAACCATTGATCATTAGGTCCATTAAACGAGTTATCAATTATCAATTATGTTATCCTAAAGGCTTTTTATCCTTTAGTTCCAGGAATTTCTTCGCATTATGAGATGTTAATTCATCTCTGGTTCGGCATATATTTTCGTCAAAACTTTTACTGAAGACGTTGGACACTCTTGGATAGATTATATTTATTCACTATCTATGCTCTACGGTGACATCTAGCCTTTCGAAATCTAGATATTTACCTCGGTATTATCCTTAACTTAATAATAGGACTCCACCGATTTTGCCCAATAATAATCTGTAAATAATTCAGTTTTCTTTACAGACGGCATAATTATAATATATAATAATTTCCTTATGAGACACTCGACCATCTAATTCTATTCTACTAATAAAATTATCTGATAAACTTTTCTTTCTGTTCATATAAACAGAAGCATCCCCATATATTAACTTTAAAAAAGAATATTTGTTTGTTTTATTTGAAAATACTAATTAGCCAAAATTGCCGGTATTAGTAGTAGTATATTTTCTATTGTCAATCAAAAAACTTGAAAATATATTTCTTGATTCTAAATAGTTTATTATTTTAGTTAAGTTGTTTTCATATCCTGAAATTCCAACAGCAACATCAAAAAAATTATTTCTAAAACTTATAGAACCATCTCCATCAAAATAGCCCCTAATAAAATCTTTCATAAACTTATTGTCAATATTTGGGATAGTATTCCCATAAGTTTTACAAGTATTTAAATTAAGATTATTTAAACTACTAACAAGCTTATTGCTAACTAACTCTAGTGTAACATATTTTCCATTAAAATAGTTAATAGGCTTTTCGGTTTGTATATATGTTTTAAACTTTTCAAGCACATCAATATCTTTTTTGTGAATAGTTATTTTAACTATATTACTTTTATTAATAGTCTCGCTTTTATATATACAGCCATCAGAAGCAATAAAGCCTAAAAAATATGCTTTATCTTCAGAATCAATAATATCAAAATATGATTCATTTAAAGAATAAATTCGTTTTTGCTTACCTTTTAAATTATTTTTATACCAAGTATTAGTTATTTTGCTCTTTGTACAGTTTAATTCTTTTGCTAATTTGGAGCTAGTTTTGTTGTAATAATTATCACAAACATATTTTTCTTGTTCTTTTGTAAAATTAATTTTCATATTATTTATTATTCGATACCTTTTGAATTACTTTGAATTATATTATAGTGTTTAAATGTAGAAGATCTAGGAACAACATGTGCCTCATAACCTTCTGGAATTTGCATAGCTACTCCAAGAGGAATTAGTTTAAACTCTCCTTGTTCCATAAATACTTCTTCTACTGATCGTAAATCAATCCAGTCTTGAGAATCATTTCTAGAGAGCTTTGGCATATTTTCATCAAAATACTTAATCTTAATATCTAGCATATATCTCCTTGAGAAGAAAGGCGCAATTAAGCGCCTTCCTTTGTTTCTTTTTCAACTTGTTCTTTTGTAGCTTCATAAAGTTTAGAATTAAGTGTATCCATTTCTTTTGCTAACTGTTCTTGATTTAGAATACCTTTATCTGTTAGTATTTTTACAATTGAATTACAAAGTAAATATGTAATATAAGCTTGGTTTTCAACAGATTGTAAGCGTTCTTCTGTACTAAATTCTACTTGAGTTTCATTTTCTGACATATAATGTCCTCCATTATGACTTTATTACTCTAATGAGCTTACTGCTTTCCTAGCACACGAATCTTATACTTAATATCATCAATTTTTTCTTCTAGATCTTCTAGCTTTTCAAATCTAAGGATATTAAGAATATTCTTTCTACTTAAACATAAATAATCAATTAGATATATAATATATTTTTCATAATAAGTCAAATACTTAAATATATCATCATCTCTAATCAAACAATCAATATCTACAGATTCATACATATGATCAATAAGACTATCCTCATAGTAATAGTCTTCATCTTTAAAAGATGCTCTATCTATATATTCTTCATCTGTATTCTCATCATTTTCTTTATTAAAAGAGATAGGAAGATCTTTAATATTAACTGAACTATCTCTAGCTATTTTAAGTATAAAGCTATGTAGTTTAAATTTAGTAACTAGCTGTATATAATATATACAGTCACAAGTACCTACTATTTTCATTCTTTTAATAGCATCTATAAGAGTTAATACAACAAGAGAATATACATCTTCATAAGACAAATGTCTACATATCCATCTTATTCTATATACAGCTTGCATATATGTTTGATATGTTGAATTTACTTGTTCAGCAGGAGAAAGAAACATTCCTAAAAACTTCTTCATATAAGGATTAAGATGTATTTGTTGTGTTGCATTTCCAGGAGCAATTATAATAGTATAAGTATTTATAATTCCTTCAAGAGCTTTTAATATTTCTAATAAATCATTTTCATCATTAGTCTCTTTGTACTTTCTCACAAGATCAGTAACTAATGAATATTTATTAAAATCTTTATTCTTCTTCCTAGATTTATTCTTTTTTATATCACCAAAATCTGGACCTTTAACTTCTTGGATATCTGTCATCTATTAACCTATATTCACATAAACCATATTATAGCTATCACATAAATCAGAAAGACTATCTTTATTAAATTTATTATCTTTAATATAATCATTAAATTTATTAATTGTATCTTCTGGAACTTTAGATATAATTAAATCTTTAACATAAACTCTCATTTTAGCTTTCTGTTTATTATTTAATTTTTGCTCATAACTATTTAACTTCATACCTCTTTTAGCTCTAATAACAGGAAAATATTCTTTAATTTTTTCTTTATCTTCTTTTGAAAATAATTTAGATTTCCAGCTTTGAGGAGACATTACATTAAGCAAAACATTAGGATATTTACGTTTAATTTCAGTCCTAATACACCAATGATTAGCGGCAATAAGATCTGATTGTTGACTCAAACTATTAAAACTAAGACCTTCTATAAATACCGAAAGCTCACTATCTTTAATAGTATATGTATTGCAAATTAAATCAATAAAATTCATAATACATATTGTATTATAAATCAAAATATCTTCATCCTTATAACTTAATGGACATATATTTAGCTTAAAGGTAATAAGTTCCTTATTGCTATCAAAACAAGTAATCCCTGTTTTCCTTAATGCTAAATCAATTCCTATAAATAATTTTCTATTTTCCATTTATATATTTAATTAACCTCATAAGTATAGTAGGCATACTAACTTTTTCATTATACCAAATTTCTTCATAGTTAATGTTTTCTTTTTTACATATCTTCCTAAGCCTATCATCTCTAGTTGTTTGTTCTAAATACTTTAAAGCAGCCTCATTCTTAGATCTTCCAAAACCAGACACTTTATCATGTTGTATCCCATGAACCTCAATTATAAGGTTAGAATTAGGAATATAAAAATCAACTCTTATATTTGGATATAATGAATTATTAGTTATTTTTTGTAACCAACATTCTTCTTTTACATCATCAAAGATATCACATAAGATCTTTTTTACTTCTCTTTGCTGTTTTGACATTATCAGCTTCTTTATTAAGAGCAATATCTAATAATTGATCTTTTAGACTAATTAAAGATTCTTTTAGCGAATCAAGGGTTATGTTAATAAAGTAAATTAATTTTGTTTTAGAGTTCTGATTTTTAATAGTTTTACAAAAATTACCATACAATTTAACTTCAGGAGATAATGCATTTTTACCAACAATAGATGTAGAAGGAATTTTAATAGCTCCACATTGTACACACTTAGCATACTGTATTGTTTTTGTAGAAGTAACTATTTTTTCATTAACTCCAAAAACTCTAAATTCAGATTCTTCAATATTATATGCATTATTAACTTCAAATATATCACAATCACAAATATCACATTTTACAAACATATTAACATACTCCTAAATATTCACAACCATTCTCACAATGGCAATAGTATAAATTCTTATAAAGATACTCAGAGTTAATAGGCACAATTAAATTAGACAAATCAACTAAATCATCTTCAAACATTTTTGAATTAAAATCTATTCTAATTTTTTCATATTTAATTGGATCTAAAATTATAAGACTAACAGGCTTCTTAAATTTATAAGACAAATAACTATAAGCAGTATAATAATGAGCCCAATTCTGAAATGCAGCTTTATAAAATTCTACTTTACCATCTAGGTTTGCTATTTCAACAGCAGTAACTCTAGTTTTCTTTTCATTTATTAGTATATAGTCAAACATATGCCTAAAGATAGTAGACGTTCCAGGAATAATAATATCAGCAGGGACATTATATCCAACAAATATATTATCATAAAATAAACTAAAAACATTATTTAATTTAGTTATAAGCACATGAGAATCTAAAACATCAATTTTCTTACAACTTATATTTGTATATCCTGCTCTATACTCAGCAAGACTTTTCTTTTGAAGTTCTTTTAATTCATATAGTGCAACTTCATTTAAATATTTTTTAAACTTATTATAAGGCTCAGAAAGTCTACTTGTATTATATTTATCATATAAAACATTCTTACCAAATAGATAAGGACACTTTATATAATCATCAATTTGACAACGATTAATCACCACCTTATTGTCTTCCTCCTGTTTGAATTACTATATTACTTTCACCTCTAGGTGTTTTATTGCTATTAATCATAGCAAGAACATCATTTCTATTTAAAGGTTCAATTCTGGCGAGCTCTGGATGTAATTTAAAGAATAAGCTACCCTTAAATGATGACAACTTATTTTTAAGAATAAGCCATTCAACTATAGGTTTCTTTTCTTCTCTATAGTAATATCCATTTTGAGGATCAAATTCCATAACCTTAGAGTCAAAAACTAATTCAGCATCCTCTCTTCTAGCATTAATATCATTCCAAAGATATATAATTAAATTTGCATCATATTGTAAAGCACCAGTTTCTCTAATTCCATTAGCATCTTTAGGTTTTTCATACATATTTTCTTTTTTCTGTTCAACAGTATTAATTTCAACAATACCATACTTAGTAGTTAAGCTTTTTTGTCTCCCAGATATATATTCAAACTTAGACTTAGAATCAGTATAGCCAGCCTCACTTGTAAGCTTATGAAAGTTATCACAAAATACAACTATGTTTCTATTGGGATATTTATCTCTATAATACCTTACAAGCTTTTCGTGATACTCAATACTGTTACTATGAGTTACATCTTTAATAATTAGTTTTTCCTGTCTTACTAAGTCAGATATTAAATTATAAGAATCTCTTCTTTTTTTCTTAAGATCTTCATCCAAATAATAATTAGGATTTTTAATCCAATTCATATTAATATCACAATTAAGAGCAACAAGTCTGTTAAAATATACATTTCTACTATCATCAATAGTATGAATAATCGACATAGTATTTTCATCAGCAAGCATGGATCCAAGACTAAGATTAATTAAACTCGTTGAATTATGAACAATCATATCATTAGCAACAAAATTATGAGTTTTATCTATAGTAAGATCATAACATTGTTCTTTGCCAATATATTCTAATTTAGTAATAGTATCAAAATATATATCTCCATTTAATAGAGACTGAATAAATTTATCTTTTAAAATATTATTTATATCTTGTAACATATCATGAGAAATATTACAATACTGCTTAGGATTATAAGGACTTTCTTTTAATCTACCAGTTTTTTCTTTATATATTTTAACTCTATTAGGATAAACTAATTTCATAAATAAATTAAATGATAAATTTTGTTTACTTAATTTATTATTTATATATTTCCACAATTCTTTAGGATATGAATCTAAATAAGAACCACGAACCTTATTAATATTATCTCTATTTAAGATTTCAGTAATTTTATCTTGTTTACATTTTAATGGAATTATTATATTTTCATTAAATATCTTTAACGATTTTTTATTACAGATAGATATAGTCCAAGTTAAGTGATCTAAATTAATCTTAGTTCCATTTTTAGTATATGAAGATTTTTTACTAGAAATAGATGTTTTAATATTAAATCTAAGTAATAGGCTTCTTACTTGAGTTATTAATTTTTTATTAGTTAATCCTAGCCCTAATTCAAACCCTTTAACTCCTCGATCATATATCCAACCATCACAAGCATATAAGGCTCCAAGCATTAATGCTATTTTCTTATTTGAAGATTTAAATATAATGTCAGGAATTATTTTTTCAGTTGCTTTACAGCCAAATAAGCCAAGATCTTTCAACCATTTTCGCAAAGGGTTTATTTGCTGAGTTTTATCAACAACAGCAATTGTAATATCTGCGTAATTTTTAAATGATGAATTTATATTTTTCTTTAAACAACATTTTTTAAATAAATCTATTAATTCTTTATTGGTATTCGTGAATCTAACACTATCCGTTAAGCATCCATCTCCGAGGAGGAGACCAATAAGACTCGCCTCATATTCTTCTAAATCACTATCAATATTATTAAAACAATTATAATTTTTAGGAATAGCAATTTTATCACCAACTTTTAAACTAGTAACTTCTTTCCATCCATCTAAAGTATAATATGGATGTACAGAAGATGGTTCTGTAAATATACCATCTTTAGTTTCTAGTCTATATGTATCAATCACTCCAGAGTCATAATAATCAGATATTTTAGTTTTAATTATTTTATGATTACTGTTCATAGTTAAAATTTCATTATCTATTCTATTATTATATAGATATTCAATATTTCTATATGAACCATTAGCCATTAATACTTCAGTATCCCATTTTAGGCACTTTCCTGAATTTGGCTGACTACACACCAATATAAAAGCTTCACCAGAAGGAATCTGAATAAGATCATCAAATTCTTCAAATCCTGTTTTAATAATAGGAGTAATTTCTCCCGATTCCTCATTATCTTGAATTTGATTTAACCCTTTTAAAACTTCACCTGATCCATATAGGTCTTCATTGTTACTACTATTCTTATCTAAATCTCCAAGCTTAGACTCAATCATATTGATAGCAGCACTAATAGCATTAGGATTCATAGAAACCAATTCTTTAGCTTCATCAAATATTCTTAATGCATATTCATTTTTCCTATCATTAGACAAAGAAATCTTTTGCTCTACTTCTGCATGAATAACATCTTTATCTATGTCTGTAATTTCAGATATAACTCTTTCAATCTTAAGTCTTTGAATAGGAGATTTTTCACGAGCTATAAGAAAAGATAAAGTCTCAATTGCTTGATAAGAATCTGAATTCTCGGATAATTCACTTACAGCTAACCACTCTAAAGCATTTTGTTCACCAAGCTGTTTAAATGCTTCAATAGAATTCTTCCTTAAAAACTCATCAGGATCCTTAACATCAGAAAAGGCAGAAATATCCATAACAAACAAATCAATAGGAATTCTACCATAATACTTCTCTACAATTTCTTTTATTCTATTTTTACCTGGAGCATCATTATCTAACATTAAAACAAAAGCTGTAACTCCTAAACTAACGAGTTTATTAATAGTAATATCAGATAAAGATGTTCCACCTAAAGCTATTACATTATATACATCATGCAATTTAAGATTATGTTTACACCCATGACCTTCAACAATTATTATTTTATGAAAATTTTTAATATCATGGAGACCATAAGGAGTTAAAGGTTTTTCATATATCCCAGTAAAAGTAGCAGTAGAATTATATTTTTGTGGCTGTCTTTTATTTATTTCAATACTACTAGAACTCTCATATTTTGCCTTCTTTTCTTCAAACTTAGTGTCTCTTGTATAAAATGCAATAGGTCTAGAGAATTCATCATAAATAGTAAATATAATACTGTCTTGATTGAACATATCAGATCTAGCTAGCCCAACTAAATCAATAAATGTTTCAGTAAATCCATTAGCAACTAATAGCTCTTTAATATCTTTATAAGATTGAGCACAGCCTATTCCATAATCAATAGACTCTTTTTTCTTCCATTTTCTTCTAGTAAGTTCTTTAATAAAACTTTCAGTAGGATTCTTATTAGCTTCATCCTTAATAAAGTCAGCAACTATCCTATAAGCCCTAAAATATGATTGCTTTAAGGCAACTTTTTCGCTATTAGAAGATGTAATACTATACTTCATATTAAACTTATCCGCAAGAGGGAATAAGGTTTCTTTTATAAAATCAGGCCCACTAAGAGGCTTATTCTCTAATGTGGCATATAGTGATATAATCGAATGTGTTTGAGAACATCCAAAACAGCGAACGAACATATTATCACGATGCATCACCATTGAAGAATTTTTATCATCATGAGTTGGAAGAAGACAGTGAAACGCTTTTGTCGGATTATTTATACCAAGTTCTGTCAAATATTCTGGAAGTTTAAATTTTAACTGCTGAATTAATTCTTCAATAGATGTTATAATAAGAATCACCCACCTTTATATAATTAATTTCTTTTCATCTGGGACAACTAGTCCTGAGAAAATTTGTACTTTATATTTCTCATAGATTTCAATAACCTTGTCCATTGGCTTAAGTTCAAGGAAAATCTTATCTTTATAAATAAAACAATATTCTTCCTGAAAAAATACTGTTTGAACATTTACACTTTTGCCATCTTGAGTCTTATGTATAAGTAAAGGTTTTTTAATACCATACCCATTATCATAAACATCAGCTATTTCCCCAACAATAACACCAATTTCAGTTAGAAATTGACCAATCTCTCCAAGTTTATTAAATATCATATTCTTCTAAATCCTCCATTAGATACCTTATCATATTTTACTAATATTATTAGAGCACAAACAGATTTAGCAATTCCTAATAATATTCCTAATTTTTTAAATCCTAATATGCTCATATTACCTCTTAATTAATCTGTCTATTCTATTAATAGCAGATTTGATTCCAATATTGTCTAACATTTCTTTAACTTTATCATAATCTATATCTTTATTTAAACAATAATATTCAGATTTTAAGTTTAATTCAGCAAGTTTTAAACTAAGCTCTAATTCATCTTTTCTTAAAATTAAATCATTTGAATCATTTAAATAAGAAAGTTTATTTTTATACTTATTTTCAAGATTGTTCCAATCATCCCATAGATCTCTTATATGATCATATCTATTAATTAATATTGAAGCTGCCTTGGGACCAAGTCCTTTTATTATATTATAATTATCAGCAGCATCTCCAACAATAGCAAGATACTCACTAAATCTAGAAGGACAAAATCCAAATTTCTTTTTGAAATCTTCTTTAGTAAATACACTTTTTTGTCTATATAAATTAATATTTTCATGAGAAAGTAAAGGAAACATATCTTTATCATCTGTTATAACTAATACTTCATGCCCACTATCAGCTCTCTCAAGAGCAATAGTAGAAATTACATCATCAGATTCATCAACATCAGAGCTAAAACATTCTACATTTGTATAGCTAAATAGTTCCTTACTTATAGCCATTTGTCTCTTTATATATTCTGGTTTTTCTTGTCTATTGCCTTTATAATTATCTATTAGCTGACTTCTATCTAGTTGTTGTTTAGGTGGATCAAAAACAAAAATGGGAGAATATCCTTCTTCTTGTCTGTCAAATAGTTGTCTAAAAAGACCAAACAATCCTCCAGATATTTCTCCATTATGTTTTAGAAAAATCTTACCACCATCACACTTATCACAACCAGTCCCACAGTCACACTTTTGACAAAAAGCAAAAGAACAATTATAAATTATAAAACTAATATCAAATACAGCATACTTCTTTTTTTCTTCACTATTAAACAAATTATTCATAAACATTATATTACTTTACCTAACTCAATAACTTTATCATTAAATAATTTAATTCTATTTCTACTTTTAGTATCAATGTCATATTGGCCATTAGGATTATCAAATAAGCAACAATTGCTATGATTACTTATAATATCATTTATTTCTCTATTAGAGCAAATACCTAAATATATACTTTTATCAATTTTATCTATAACATCAGATAAAGACTTTAAATAAGTATAATTATTATAAGTTTCATATTTCCCAACTTGTTCAGTTAATAGTCTGGTACAACTAGAAAGTCCATTTGACTCTAAAAATACCTTAAACTTATCTGTGCAAAATAATTGCTTTATAACAATTTTATTAACTCCGATATCTATTCCTCTTTTAGAGACTGAAATTAAATCATTATTATTAAGACCAATAATATAAGGATCAAAATCAAAAGCAATATTAAATCCTAATTTAACTAATTTCTCTGCATATTCATAAGCCTCTTTAGGTCTAATAATATTTTTTGAAAATAAATCATACATAGTATTTGCAGTATAAGTATCATTCCCATATATCCTAAGATGAATTAAAGCATCATTCTTATAATCAGACATAAATTCTAATACTTCATCTGGAATAATACGCTTAGCTTTATAAATTATTTGACCACCAATACTTAAAACAGATTTAATAAATTTTAAAGTATTTATTGGACACTTAGAGGGTTCAAAATATCTTCCAACAGTAAATGGAATATTTAACATTTTATATTCTACGTTATTTACTTCTAGATCTAAAAAGCCTGCCTGATAAAGTTTTGTTTTTTCTGCCTGAGACATTTTTGCATAACAAAATTCACAAAACAAACACTTATAATGAGCATTTACATAATAACTAAAATCCTTTTTAAAATAGCAAGAATTATTAATAGCACAAGTTGTCACATAAACATGTCTATTAGGAATAGGCTTATCTCTCTTTTTTCTCTTAGCGTGTATTGAAAACCTTATATTATCACCAGGATCACTAAGATTTTCTCGTAATATCATGATTCTAGAACCTCGTCAATATTTAATTCTTCACCTTGATATTCTGGCTCTTCATCTATTTTGATATCACAATTAATTCCATATACATCTATAATATTATTATATACATAATCAAAGAGTTCTTGATACATCTCTTTATTGCTTTTAAATAACTCAATAAGACTTTCAATTCCTTGGACTTTATGCTCTTTATATGTATACCAAGTTCCAGCTTTATTAAATGCATCATGAAGTTCAGCTAATTTAACAAGATCTCTAACACAATCAATTCCAGTATTACCAACAGGAATAACTAAATCTAGTCCCATACGGGAAGATCTTGTTTTTTCTGCTTTAACCTTAGAAGGAATATAATTTAAATCTCTATTAGATAATTTACCTAACATCAATATTGTATCAGCAAAATGTCTAAGAGCCTTACCTCCATTAAATGTAAGCAGTTCTTGGCCACTAGGGTTAAAGCCGTTAAGCTTGACTCTTGCTTGCTTTATTATAATAGTAGTTACATTATGTTCACATAGTTTAGAGTGAAGATTAGGAAGATGCATAGCTAAAGCTCCAGAAGTTCCTCCCATAGTATTTTGGTAAGCATTTTCATCAACCTTCTTTGCAATCATGCCATCAAGAGAATCAATAACCAGAGCCTTAATAATTCCAAGAGATACAGCTTTAGATATTTCAGCAAATCCATCTTCTATAACTTTATCATTTCTTCTATAGATATAATCTAAATCAATTCCAATACTTTCAGCATAAATAGGATCAAATGAATCCTCAACGTCTTCAATAAGAATAAGTTTAAACTCATTATTAAGTTTCATTTCTTCAATTAAGCTTTTAATAAAATGATATGCCAATGTACTATTATGAGTTACAGTAAAATCACCTAATAAAAATCTTTTATTTCCATCAACTTCAAATCCATAATATTCACCTATTCCAATAGGAGTTATAGTTAAATAACTATATAAAGGATTTGATTTAGATTTTTGAAACCTACCTTTTTTTCTTGGCAATAATACAGGAACATCAGAAAAATCTTCTGAATTTATATATACGCGATAATATTTTATTCTATTTATATAATTAAATGTTTTTACCGCCTTATATCCAAGAGATCTACTTAGTATAACCATATTATCAATTAAATTAATGTTTTTATTACTAAAAACATAACTATTATTTTTTTTGTCATAACTTCCATCAGAATCAATTAGTCCAGCAAAAAGTTTTAATCTAACTGATCTAGAATTATATAAATAATTCTTAGGGATGTGTTTATTATTAATTAATTTTAAATTTCTTAATTGATTAATTAAAATATTTCGTTTATAGCCACCAAAAGTAGTCTTAGTTGTTAAATCACATCTACATCCATTTTCACTATCATTTTTTTTCTTTATTGATAAAAATAACCCTAAATTATTACATAACTCTTGTAAATAATTATGAACTTCTTTATCCCTAATATCTGAATGGATTCGAGGCCCATCTTTGCTGCCATCACCTAGCCAAAGTCCTAAATAGTATGGATCTATAGTAATGTTAGTTTCAGGATAATTTACACCAACCTTAAATCCTTTATTATGCAATCTAAAAGTCTTACTTTTATTATAAAAATCTACTACATTAATATCCTTGATTTTTTCGTTTCCGTATTTACTATATTTTACAGATAAGATATGCTTTGAATTAACAATATAATCTTCTCCATAACTCTGTGAAACTTTATAAAGGTCATCTTTCCCAGAACAAATACTTATAACATTTCTGTAAGTTCCATCATCCCCCATTACTTTATCGCCAATTTTTATATCTTGTGACATTTTAATTGACCCATCAAACATCATAATAGGAGTATTCTTTCCTAAACATTTAGCCGAACTCTCCTTACCAGCAAATATAGTAATTTTACCTTCAGATATTCCACCAGCCAATAAATAATCGACTGAAGGAACACCTGTTTTGAGCTTCTTAACTGTACAAAATTCAACTATCTCTTCTCGACCTAAAAGACCACTATCTTTAGATATAGCTTTGATAGCTTTAAATATATCATCCTTACTTAAGCCAGATATATTGGTTACAGCAGACTTCTTTTTTGGAGCCATTATTCCTCCTCTTTAACTTCTACTTTATCAGCAGGTTTAGGACCATTCATAATAAGATTATAAAGAATCTTAAATCTATCATTTAGGCTATCACATTTTTTATTTCCTGCTTGTTCTTTAATTACCATCTTAAATTTCTTATTAGATATTTTATATTGATGATTAAATTCTCTAATAAGTTCTTTCATATTTTGTCTTTTTATTTTTCTACCAATGTTATATGACATATTAATTTTTCTCCAATATATAAATATTAGTCCCAATTTTAATCTTAACTTTTTCTCCTGTCAAGTCTTTTATTTCATCTAAGATAAAAGTTCTGTCAGGAGGAGGCTTAATATATTCCTTAACATACTTCTTAATATTAGTTGTAAGCTCATTCACACTAAGTTCAATACCAGATTCATCCTTTTTAATAAAACCTTTTATAGCCACTAAATTACCCTCTTTTATATCATTCATAAAAGTAGCATAAGATTTAGAAAAACATATGCATTTTAAAGAAGATCTACCATTATCAATATTAAAATTAGCCATATTAGTTTTAGCTTTTGTTTTCTTAACCTCTATACCATTAAGAGCCCCAACAACTATTACAATATCTCTATCCTCATAATCATTAATATTATCTATATTAACAGAAATTCCTTCAATTAACTCACAACCATCCATAGGATGTTTAGTAATATATAGTCCTAGTGATTCAATTTCATAATATAGATTATCTTCAACATTAATTTTTGTTATAAGATTATTATTAATATAGTCATCCAATTTAATAGAAGTTAAATCATATATCGTATATGTATCAATACTCTTAACAATAGATATATACTCTAAAATATCCTCAATTGATTGCAAAATACTTTCCTTATTATTAAAATCAACAAAGCATCCAGCTTTAGTGAGACTATCAAGTATTTTCTTGTTTACTATACTTAAATTTCTAAGAATAAAATGACCTAAAGATGTATATCCTTTTTTAGGTCTATTACTTATTATCTTTTTTAGAACAGATGCTCCGACTCCCTTAATAGCTGCTAAGCCAAAAAGAATATCATTATCTTTAATAGTAAAACCTAATTCAGATTTATTAATATTAGGAGAAAGAATCTTATATCCTCTTTCCTTAATTGCATTAATATATTTCCTAATATCATCTGTATTCCCAGAATCTATTGTTAACGCAGCTACAAATAATTCTAATGGATAATAAGCTGATAACCATGCCATATAAGCAGACGTGTGGCTATAAGCCATCGCCGATACTACTCCTAGTTTCCTAGACCATATTATTTTAAATATGTTGTAGTCTGGACTATACCTTTATCCATTACTGGATATTTCCATTATAGTCTCTGAACCTCTCCATAAAGGATTTGGCTGCTGATTACCCATTACTAACTTATTGAATCTGTTTCCACTTTCAATAAATCTTCATCCTTGTTTCTGCTCTCGCTCCTATATAGGCGATGAAGCTTTAGGGCTTTCCAGCAATTTCGAAAATTTTTATTACTCTATATTACTATAGAGACGCACACAATCTATGCGCGGCACAAAAGCTATATCCAGCAAATAATTCTATCTGATCAAATAAAGTATTTAAGTCATCTTCAGGATATCCATTTTTTATTCCACCAGATATAAATTTATCTTTAAGAATAACCATAATCTCTGGCTTTTTTTTAGATATAGCCTTCCTTGCATATTCACCTTCAACATCATTAAATCCAGCTATATCTTTAAAGCAACGCGTACATTGTTCTTGATATAACATAATTGAATAAGATTGATTACATATATCTTGAACTTTTTTAATTAATCGTTCATCTTTTAGTTCATATTTATATAATAGTCCTTCATTCTTAGCCTTTATATATTGCTCATGTAAGCCATTAGCCAAACAGGCTGGTCTCCAAGCCGATGTAATTGCACTTAAATCATTTATATGATTGGGCATAACTCTAATTAAAGCATCTCTAAACATAGAGCTTTCAAACTGAAAGACAAACATATTATATCCAGAACATAGTAACTTATATATCTCAGGATCATTTACATCTATACTACTAACATCTATATCAATACCTTTATTTTCCTTAATTAACCTTACAGTTAAATCAATAACATCTAATGACTTTAATGACAACAAGTCAAACTTAATAAGTGATAGAGCTTCTACATCATAATACTCAAATTGAGTCATAACTTGAGCATTTTCTTTTTTTGTAGATACCATTAATGGAACAATATCACTTATACTAAAAGGAGATATTAATTTACCAGATGCATGAATCGAATTACTACTTAATAAGCCTTCTAATTTTAGAGCAATATCAACAATATGTTTAACTTCATTGTCTTTACTATATAGCTCTTCAAGCTCCTTATTTGCCTTAAGAGAGTCTTGAATAGTTACACCTGGGAGATTTGGTATATGTTTAGCTATTTTATCACCTAAAGCAACAGGATAGCCTAGTGCTCTAGCAGCATTTCTAATGGATCCTTTAGCTGCCATTGTGCCAAATGTGCCGATATTAGAAACCTTATCTTCTCCATATTTTTGTTGTAAATATTCATAGACCTTTTCTCTTCCAGTCCTGCTAAAGTCCGTGTCAATATCCATCATTGACCCTTCAGACTTAATCGACTGAAATTCGCTTGGCTTTTGATCAGTTATTCCTAACACCCACAATAAAAGAGAATTAACACCATTCTCTACTTTAACACCTTCAGTAACTTTACTTACTAACTTATCTTGTATTCCCTGAAGAGTAGCATTTTTAATTTCATTATATAACTTAACATATTCTTCTTCTGTTAAATCCTGAAACCTAACAGAGCCTTTAACACAATTAGTTAAATTATTATTTATATGATATTTAATCATTAACTATCCATCTCTTCAATCTTAATAACTAGATCTAAATTTTCTTTATGTATGGCTACATATTTATTAATAGCTTGAGTTAAATTTCCAGATAATATAAATTTTACATTTCCATTAATATTTTCAAACCTAAATGTTTTAATCATTTATTTAATCCTCAAAAAACTTATACTGCATTATTCTACCAGAATTAAGAAAACGAGCAAATGGTAAATCATATACTAGTGGATCTATTTCTGTTATTCTTGTTAAATAACAAACCATAGAAGCTCCAGAACTACCACGTCCGCATCCAGTAGGAATATCATTATTCTTAGCCCAATTAATATAATCAGCTACAATCAACACATAATCTTCAAGACAACTAAGATGTATTTGCTCTAATTCAAATTCTAAGCGATCAGTATATTCTTTTTTAGTATCCAACCCTTTATCTTTTAGTCCTTTATAACATAAATCTTTTAAATGTTCATAAGAGTCTTTTTTTTCAGGAGTAGAATATAAAGGTAGATTATATCCAGTAAACTTAAAACTTATATTACATTTAGACGCTAATTCTAAAGAATTATTTATTACATCTTTATCAAATAATTTATCAAAATCTTCGGGACTATATATATGATAATTAGTCCCATTAAAAGAAGCATCATTATCTTTACCAATTGAGTTATAGCTAATATTCTTAAAAATAGAATGTAATTCTTGCTCATCTTTATTTGTATAATGAGAATCTAATCCAAGCACAGTTTTAATATTAAGATCATTTCCTATATTCCTAAATTGATCTCTAATAATAACTTCTTCTTCTAACTCATGATTAGCAATTTCTAAATAAAAATCTTCTCTAAATATAGATCTTAGTGCTTTTATTTCTTCTATAGCTTTATCATATTCATTATTAAGTAAATATTGTTGCGATAACCCAAAACAACAGGCTGGCGTACATATAAGCCCTTCACTAAATTTTGATAACATAGACTTACAAGTTCTTGGTTTTTTATAAAAATTATTAATATAAGCATCAGAGCTTAACTTACATAAATTTTCCCAACCTTTATTATTCTTAGCATATAAAATTAAGTGATAATTAACATTACTATTTTCATCTTCAGTAAAATAATAAAACTCTTGCCCTAAAATAGGAATTATATCATTCTTCTTACACTCATTATAAAACTTAAAGCCTCCCGACATATTACCGTGATCTGAGATAGAAGCATATTGATATCCATATTCCTTACACTTAGCAACATAATTCTTTATTTTATTTGTAGAATCTCTAATAGAAAATTCTGTATGAATATGTAATGGAACATAATCACTCATCTTTTACATTTACCTTACCTAATAGTGAACATATTTTATTGATTTGTTTTATAATATATTTATCTAGAGGTTCATATTCTCCGCCCTCTTCATCAATATATTCACGCTCATCATTATCAGAATCCCAAATAACAATATCTAAAAAAACAAACATATCTTGATATCCAATTGAACAATATTCACAACAAACACCAAAATTAATTAGCTCATCATGATTTTCATATAGATAGGCATTAACCTTTTCTGCAATATCGCTATATTTCATACATATACCCCTTTTTACTTTGCACTGATCTTTTATAATGCTTACCTTGATAAACACCTTCTTCAACAGCAATAGTATAAACATCTGATCTTATTTCTTCAGAAATAGAGTCATCATCTAAAAATTTATCTACCTTTTTCTCAAGTATTTTTAATTGCTCACTAACACAATATATCTCATCTTCAATATTATTATATAGCATTCTTACTCCTAAAATTTTCTACTAAATCTAAATCTATAGCTTTACCAAACATAAATCTATATTCTTCAGGAATAGCAAAATATATATGACAAGCAAGCTCTCTAAATTCTTTTAGTGCTCTAGAAGACATTCTTAATTCAAATAAATGAATCAAAGATCTAGCATTAAATGTATATTGACCTGAAGTCTTATAACACTCAGGCAAACAATATTTAGCTACATCATTAGTAATTCCATTGCTTATAGCTTCTCTTACATTATCTAAAGCTCTAACAGAAGAACTATCTATAAATGAATCTCCAGTATACACAACATACTTCTTAGCTCTATCGTGATGCATAATAGTTTCAATAGTTTGTCCATTAATTATATAATCAATAAAAGGTTTTTCATTCTTAAGCTCTTTAAGTGTATATCTTGTTGACCTAACTGAAGGGCTAACACCAATTCTATGTCTAGATAGTTCCTGAAGGCAATTTCTGCTTATCCCATTTATATAAAAAGTATATATTTGATGTTCAAGAACAGAATGATGTCCGGACTCTATAATTTTTTCAATAAGAGCTTTGTCTTTTTCTCCAAGAATATAGTTACCAATGTCATCAAAATAACTATCACTATTAGAGAATGAATTATAACAAGTTCTTATGCCATTTACAATAAGACTAATAGAAGATGCATGAAAAAGTTGAACAAACATATTAATCTCCTTGCTCATTAAGATATTCTTCACACTCTTGAATAGCTAATTTTACATTATCTAGAGCTTCTTCTAAATACTCAATAACACCAAACATACTTTTATTTTCAAAGTATGTTATATTTTTACCAATTACTTTAAGAAGTTCATTTAACTTATCTTCCATAATTATCCTTCTGGAGGGCTTAAACAGCCCTCCACATATTATTCATTCTTAGAATCTTGCCCAAGCAGCTTTATATGCAGCAACAACAGATGGTGTAAGGTTCATCTCAAATTCATTATTTAGAATAGTTGAGATATATTCTGAAGATTTAAAATCAGAACCAAATTCTTCAAATATGGCATAAAGTATTTCTTTACATTCAATAATAACACCTTCTTCACACTCTAAGAGAAAATCAGCAACAAAATTAATAATTCTATCTTCATCTGTCTCAATAATTTCTTCATCACGATATTCGCAAGTACAAGCATTGCCACCTACACAAGAATTAAAAATATTTGTTGTTTTTGTTGTTTTATTTCTTAGTTTATTAATCCTTACTAGCTCTTCAATTGAATTAATCATATCAATCTCCTATTTTAATTTATTTAGCACAATTTGTGCTTCTTGAATATCATTAGTAATTGCAATAATACTACCAGAGATAGTAATATCTCCAATCATAACGATATTTTCACTTTTTTTATCTAACTTGACAATAAAATATTTTAAATTATTATCATCAGTTAGTTTAGTAATTGCAACATAATTCATTTAAACTATCCTTACTCTAACATAATAGGTGCATTATTTTCATCAAATAAGACAAGAGAACAATTTTTATTTATAAGAATATTATTATAGTAATCATTTATTTTTATATTATATTTACTAAAACAAATATTATTTATATTAAATACATAGCTATCTTCTTTTCCATTAGATAGCCTAGAAATAACTTCATACTTATCTGAATATAAAATATAAAAAAGAGAATATAAATTATAAGGAACATATAGCTCATTATTAAACAAAAGTTTATCAATTTTTATAAGATTATTAATTATAAAATAGTTTAAAATATTCTTATTTATTAAAAATCTAGAATAATAATAACTAGACAGATCTATACTATTTATATAGTCATAAATAATATCTGAGCAAAAGTTAAGTAAATAATTATAATCTATAGTATTATCACATAAGCAAATATTATAATCTTCTAAACAGAAACAATTAAATATGCTTTTTCTTAAAACCTTATTATTATGTTTATTTATAAAACAGCAATCTTTAATATTATTTAAATAAGAATAAAATAAAAAATTCTTATAATTTAAAGCATTATTATCAATAGATAAGTTTAATTTAGTATTACTTGGGACTCTGCAAAAATAACGATAGTTATTTTTGAATTTGCTTCTATAATTATCTATTTTTATTAACTCATATTCTTTAAGTTTATTATTATAAAATAATTCAGAAACTTGAAATAATATGCTTTGGCTTTTTAGATATTCTAATATTAAATTCAGCTCAATATGTGATATAATCTTATATATTTTATATTTTTTAATTTCTATTTCATAAAAATGTTTAAAACTACTATGATTCATCTAAGACAATATCCACAATTTTGTAATCATATTTATCTAATAAAGATCTTAATCTCTCTAATTTATCAAAATCATTCTTGTTAATAGTTATCTTCTTGCCACTAATATCAACAATAACACTATTTATAGAACAAGCATTGTTAGCGTTGTCTATATTATTATCATCATTAGATATATTTACTTCTTCCATATTACTTCTCTTTGATGACATTTGACATGCAAGAGACTTAATTCCATTAATAATATCTTCATTAGTAGATTTTATATTAAATTTAATATATGGCCTATTATCATTTATTTTATCAGCAGTAGTACATATATAAACAACACCATTAAAAGATACATCACTATCTTTTTTTTTAAACTGCTCTAGTGCTTTTGGATTATTAATATCAAAACGCTCATAAAAAATTTCTTTAACAGCACTCTTGTCTAATATCTTATAAATTAAATCCCACCTATTATTAGTTAAACCTCTCCCAATAATTGCTATATTTTTAGACATATTTTAATAACTTCCCGCTATGCTTTTAGGTATATCTTATTTTGGAGTTGCATTCATCCTATCAGAAGCATTTACAGAATAAGATATATCACTAAATAATTTCATAACTTTCTCAAGCTTATTTTTATGGCAATCAAAAAAATCTCTTACCATTTGATATATTTCATATTTTTTTTGTAATTTAATTAAATGGGAGTTTTTATCATTATTTAAAATAGCTATTTCTAATGTTTCTCTAGCTGGCATTCTAGTAACTCCCTTTTCTTTATATTCATTTATTAAACTACTAATTAATTTATCTTTAGCATCTCTATATTTCTTTTCTGCTGAAGATAATTGTACATTTATAATAGATAAATTATTATAAGCAACTTGATATTTATTATTTAATTCAACAATAGAATTAGACATTTCTAAAGACGAAGATGGTAACTTAGGGATATCTATTGAGAAGAAATCCACCCAAGCTCTTAAAGTTCTATCGCCATATTTAAACAATAAAATATTATCAAAACAGTTTTCTTTTTCTTCTACTTTAGAATTTTCTTCTTCCATTAATCTTTTACCTTATTTAAATAAGCAATACAATACTCATTTTTATATATATGATAATATTGCTTCTCTGAAATTGATATAATATCACCAAATAATCTAGATATTGGCTTAAATAAAGAAATACTTGTTTCTAATAATGACTTTTTATCAAACTCTTTATACTCAATATTATTTTCATTATATGCTATTTCTAGAATATCAAAATAATTAATATTAAATCTATTTTGTTTAATACAAATATTTAAATCATTGCATTTAAGCTTAATATAATCTGAGTCTGAATAAACTCTTAATATGTCAGTTTTCTTTCCACTTAAATGCTTATATGACTGAAACAAATAGTAGAATGAATGATAATCCAAGCACCCATTAATATGATAATTTTTATTTAGCTTAATTTTAAAATAAAAATTTAATCCTAATACTGTAATATAACTAAAATTATCATAAGATTCAACTTTAGACATTAAGAATAAATCTTCTCCTATTGCAGCAATAACTGAAAACAATAATAAATCATTTGTATTAACCTCTATATCAAAAAAATTATCATAAAATACAAGCCTGTTTTTATTAATAGAAGTAGCAGATTCAAAGTTATCATCAAATAAATCCTTAAAACCTATATCAACTGGACTATTTAAATTTATCTCTAAATTACCATTCATGAATACATCAGATTTCCCAAACAAAATAGAAACTTGATCATTAAATAAAATACACCTATTTCTATTATCTAATCTTTTAGGCTTAATCTTTTGCAAAATATCATTATTCATACTTAAGGTTTAACTTTATATTCAAAATTAAAAACAATATCTCTTGCATTATGAATAACAATCTCTTTATCTCTAACTTCCTTGATATCACCCCTTAAGGAAACATTAACATTTTTAGTCAGTTTAACGTTAAATGAAGTTTTCTCAGTAAATATTGTTCCAAAATTATCTAGAAAATTCCAATATACAGCCTTAGCAATATCTCCAATAAGAAGAACTTTAATATTTTTATTATCTATTTTATCTCCAATAGTAAATGCAACCACATGTTGTATTACATTAGGATTTTTAATATTACCTTTTTCTACTGATATAATTTTAGCATTACAAATTTCAATATAGCTAACTTGATTTATCATTATTTTTTCTCCTTAAAATCAGGCTTAGGTGGCCATTTATGTGAAACAACTCTTATAAGAATAACTACATCTTCTTTATATGCACATATCTTAGCTTTATCTCCATATAAAAGTTCTTTATAGCACCATCCATCTTTCTCGAGCTTAGATAAAAGGTGACTATTAAATACCCTTAATGGAATATCTAAATGCTCATATTTAATATCTGACAAGCTTTTAATTTTATATTCAAATTCTTTATAATGCTTATCATAGCATTCTTTAATTTTATTTCTTATAAGATCTTCTATTTTATCATAAAGCTTTTCATAATCAATCTTATTATCAATTATTTCTTCTTTAATTTGTTCAACAATGCTATCTTCTATCTCCTCCTCAGAGACAATATCTTTATTATTTAATTGATTGTTAGCTTCTTCTAGTTCTCTTTGACAATCTGGACAAGTTTTTGGACGCTTCCTAACAGGATGTTTTTCACACTTAAACATTATATTACCTCTCATTTAAAGCTCTAATTATTTGAGCCTTTTCTGGTGCATATTGCTTCATTCTACTTTTAGTAGAAGGTTTTAATGCCATAAGTAGTAACTCCGCAGCAAGAATAGGAATAATTGATTGAACAGTAGAGCATCTTATAAATAAAGAACCTCTTTTAACTAACATACTTATCATTTTTCTTAAAACAAACATTAAGGTACCTCAGTGTTGAAGAAAACAAATCATTTTATTTTTCTCTACGCATAACGTACACTCATCTCCACAAGATACATGTTTTCCTGGAGCGCAAGGACAAAGAGTATATCCATATTCCTTTACGAGTTTATCGCAATATTCCTTGCTTCCATAATTAACTCCAAGTGGAGTGACTGAATTAATAAGATTAAAATTTTTAAGTTTTTCAATTTTCTTAAAACTTAAATCTTTATATCCTTTAGCTTTTGTATATGCATAAAATTTAATATCAGGATGTTTATTTATTATTTTAATCCATTTATCTATATAATCTTGAGAATAAAAGTCGCCAGATGAGTGAAGTCTAAAAGCTTTAATTTTACTTATAGTAATTTCATTAGACATTTCCTCTATAAAACTATCTCTTAATGTTGCTTCAAGATTTCTATTTCTTTTAGGTAATACATTTTTATACATTTTCTCTGCTTTTTTTGCATAACATTTTTCACAAGATGATCTACAAACAGAGGTGGGCAAATCAAAGATGCCAACAGTCTTGCTTATTTTTAAATTACCTTTAGTTAATAAATTTAACTTCATATTTCAACCTTTATATCATAATTACTGATCCATATTTCAGAATTATCTTGTATATATTTTTCTCTATCACTATAGCTAATAGAACTTTTCCATATAAAAGAATATTTTTTATTTAATAATTTAACCAAAGGAATTGGTTCATATAGCCATTGATAATTCATATCCATAGAATAAATATAATTACTACAATCTTTAGGAGCAACATATGGACCTATATTGTTCATCAATCCAGCATCATTGGCTCTCTTTGATAATTGAGCATGTTCAAATCCGTAAATATTAAATCTAGGATCAAATCCACCTAATTGTTCAATCGCATTTTTTGTAAAAAACATTAACACACCCATACAATTAGAGAATTTATTAATATTACCAACAGTCTCAATTAACTGTAAATGTTCTTGAACTTCAGGTTGCATCCATAACATATGCTCAATACCAGTTTCTTCATATATATTTATATAATAATTATCCCATCCATGTTGTTTAGGGAAACAGTCATCATCAAGTAAAAATATATAATCACAATCCTTTAAGCGTGATATACAAACATTTTTAGTTTTAGCAATACCTTTTCTATCAAAGTTGTAATAATAATCTGCGCTATATTTTTCACATATTTCAATGTTATTATTTTTTTCATATAAATCACTATTATCATCTACTACTACAATTTTAGAATAAGGATAATTTTTATTTTCAAAATACCTAAAATGATCTAAACATATATCTAAAATATCACTTCTATTTCTAGTTGTTATTCCAATACCAACTTTCATTAATCCCTCCTAGTAAAAGTGGCAGTTAATATATTTTTTGGTTCGCTAGCTTTTCTAATCACGTCCTCAACATAACAAGCATTGTTACAGTAATATGTTTTGTCTAAATATGCAACAAGAGATTGAAGACAAAAATGGTGTAAATGTTCATCTGGTCTTCTATGCTTCCAATTTAAAAACCACTCATCATTGAATCCATTCTTACAATTAGGAATAGATATAACTAAGTAATTACAATTTAAGTTATGCACAAAGCTAATATCATGAAAATGCTCAAAAGAATCAAACATAGTAATAACATCATAACTACCACTTAAATTATCAACTTTTGTACATCCATCTGGAACATTATAATCAGATATATCATATCCATAACACTCAGGTATAATACTTTTGCATACGTTAAGAAAGCTACCATTACCATATCCTATATCTAGTATACTATTAGGAGTATATCCAATAACTCCAAAGGTATATCCTAATCTTAAATAAGACATATAATTAGAAAGCTCTCCATAGTTATTATATTGAGCAGCATAATCTTTTTTAAATTGTCCTATTTCCTTTTGATGGATAATAGAATATTCATCAGCATAATAATTATCTAACATTTTATCTTAAACTCCAAAATATCATCTAAAGTTTTTAAATGATATACATTATTGTAGCTATATGTTTTGTTTGAATCAATAATATAATACTCTTTTACTTTACTTATATTAAATTTATTCATAGTTAATATTATTGGAGCTGTATTAATTCCAATAATATAAGACACATTGTTTGAGATTTGAGCTATGTTAATTAAATTCATATTATAATCTAATGTGCAAGGTAAATTATTAATTTTTCTTGTTGTTATAATATTAAAATTCTTGCTAAGCTCAATCGCTTTCTTGTCAATAATATTAATAGGATAAGTTATTTGAGCGCTATAAGGAATAGAGTTAATAAACAAGATATCATAATTAAAATCAGAATTATAGCCTAACAACTCATAATCAAACAACATATCTTTAACAGGGTTATCAACACCAATCTTATTAGACAAATAGTCAAACCATTTTAGATAAAATTTGTCATATAACATTACTTCTTCTGTCCAATTCTCAGGAAGAAAATATATTTCACCTATCCAAGAATTATATCCTGATTTATTATAATTAGTAATATTTTTTAAATTAATATTATTGTATCCCTTAATATGCATACCCAGCTCATTAATATAATTAGAACTTACATAAAAGTCAATATCTATATTTTTATCTAAATGTCTTAAATAATGCAAATGAAAAATACAATCCCCTAAATGATATTCATTATAAAATTCAAGTTTTTTCATAATTCATCAGATGGAGCAATATGAAGATAAGGCTCATCTACTCTTAATCCATTGTAGTTTCTACTTCCAGTATGAAGATGATGAGTTTTTATAAGTTTAGATGGATTAGTTATTTTATAATTAGCTTTATTTATCTCATAAGCAATTCTATTATCACAACCAGGAACACCAATAAGAAACTCACAATTTATATCAGAAGGTTTTCCATTAAATATCCATACATCTTGGCTATCAGGTCTATTAAATAATTCTCCATTTTCATATCTACTTAAAGCATAACACTTATCAGACGACATATCCTCACAAAACTTAAGACTGTCATCAAAATATATATCAGTGTTAGCTAAAATATTAATATAATAATTATTAAACATAGAAAAGGCTAATTTATAAGTAGGCCTATATTTAATATATGCAATAGTTATTTTTGGATGTTTTATTAATGTATTATCATCAACTAGTAGAACTATCTTACCAATTAAATTATTCTCAATATTTTTAATTAAACAATTATAAAAATCATTCATCCTATAAGGGTCTTTATGATTAAAGAATGGCGTATATAATATTATCAAAATATACTCCTTAATAATTGATTATATTTATCTTTAATTAACTGCCCATTATAATTTAATGTATAATTATTTTTAACATACTCGAAAGCACTATTACTAAGTTTTTCCCTAAGAGATGTATCTTCAATTAATTGTTCAAAAGATTTATACCAATTTTTCTCATTGCTAATAATAATTCCAGTCTTCATATGTTCAGTTGTTGTATTATAAGAAACTGTATCACTTACAACACTAGCAAATTTACAAATACTATTCTCTAAAAATTTAAGATTAGACTTACTAGCATTAAATGTAGTATTACTTAAAGGACACAAGCTTATATCCAAATTAAGACTATTTAATTTGTTTAGATATTCAGTCACTTTAACATAATCATGATATTCAATATCTATTCCAGTTAAAGGGTTATAACCCATACAAACAAGTTTAACCTTATCTTTATATTTCTTTTTAATATCTTTTAAAGCTTTATGTAACATATAACTAAAATCTTGACTATGAGTAGGAGAACCAGAATATCCTATTCTTACAATATCCTTATTATAATCAACATCTCTAAAAGCAAAATCTTCAGGGATATTTATCATATTATGAATTACATGTATATTATTATTAAAATTATTGTTTTTAAAATATCTCCCTAACGGAAATGTTGATACTACAACTGCATCACATAATCTAATAATATTTTTAATTTCCTTAAGCCTAGAGCTTGTATAAAACTTTGAAGCCGGATTAGTCACAGAAAGCTCCCAAAGATTATCATCAATATCATATACAATCTTTTTGCCTTGTGACTGCATATCTTTAATCCAATCAGTTATCCCATCAGCAGCGACTCTTTGAATAAATATTACATCGGCTTCTTTAATATAAGGATCACTTCTATTGAATCCTATGTGACTTTGAGCACAAAGAAAATCAGCAGGTGTCTTAGTTCTATAAAAATAGCAGCCTGAGCTGTCTGAACTAAAAAACATTAATTTTTTACTATTAATCATTATTACTCCCAATTTGTTTTTCATAATAAGCTTTAGCATACAAGCATTTAAGAGTAAAAGCACCTAATAGCCAAGATACGCCAGCAGCTATAATTGATAATATAAAAGCGGTTACAAATGTAGTATAACCAATAATCCAAAAAGATGATATTAACGCTATCCAAAAACTAGAACATAATTGACATATCATCAGATACATAGGCTTTCTTAACATTTTATTTTTAAACTTACCAAAAAAGCTGATCCATCTATCTCTGAGTTCTTCAGGACCAGGAGAGTATAAAAGCATTGAGCTTACAGAAAAAGTAAATAAACATAAAAGAATAAATCTAAATATGTATTCAAATAATTCCATTATCATAATCTTCTATAAATTGTTTAGCTAGTTCATAAAATTGAATTGGTGTCATTTGAGCTACTCCACCAAAATCATCACTAAGTAAAAGCATCTTATTGCCGTCAATATTTTCTTCAATTTCCAAAATGGGGCATTTACAAATTGGAGGACTGCACAAATTAGGTTTACAACCTGTAATTTTATAATTATTTTTCATATTTAGTAGTATTCCTTTCTAGTATTTCTTCTATAACTTCTCTACATTTATCATGAAAATTTTTTAAAGTTCCGCTATTATCAATATGATAATCAAATCCTTTAATAAGCTTAATTTCAGTTTCACTTTGATGGTCCATATTGCTAATTCCTGGAGCATTAGGTCTTGTAATTTTTACTAAATAGCCACCAAGATCTTTAATAGCTTTAGCCTCATTAATAAATCTAACAGAAGAATTATAATATAAACCACCTTCAGATAAATTACTAAATGTTTTATCTATCCAATAATTTTTACCATATTTATCTCTATACAAATCACTGCCATAAAATTGCATTAATGATCTCATATTAAATACAACATCATAATTTTCATTTATAATAGCATATTTTGTAACATATTCAATAAACCATTTAGGCATTCCTAATAAAGAACTGCTTAAAATAATAGGTTCTTCTTTATCTTTCTGAGAACCATACAAGTTTTTATTTTTATAATTAATTTTAAATGGCACAAGAAAATTAGATATTAAATGTTTTTTAAGGGTATCACTAAAACACTTTTTAACAAATCCATAATCTTGAGCAATCTTGCCTGCTTCATCTTTACCTGAGCCAGCAACACCACAAAAACCAATAAGAATCATATATTAACCTCTGCAAGTTTATCTTTAAGCATAAGTAAATGCTTATAAGCAATATCTTTATAAGTAGAGGACCTAAGCAAAAAAGATGGATGAAAGGTTGGCAATATATCTATTTCATTATAGTTATACCACTTACCAACAATTTTAGATATAGGAAAATCAGATTTAATAAAAGTCTTAGTTGCTAATGCTCCAAGTGTAACTATAATTTTTGGCTTAATTAAGTTTATCTGAAGATTTCTAATATGTTCACAAGCAGCAACTTCTTCAGGGGAGCTTTCTCGATTATTAGGAGTTCTACAAGCCACAATGTTCATCGTCCAAATATCATTACGAGTAAGTCCTATGCTTGATAACATATTATTAAATAATTTGCCAGCCCTTCCTATTAAAGGAACTCCACCCTTTTGTTCGTCAGCTCCAGGTTCTCGCGCAATAAATATAACCTTACTATTTAAATTACCGTTATCAACAACTGGAACGATGCGATCTTTACATAAGGAGCATCGTTTACATAAGTTAATCTCATTCCTTATAAGATCTATGCTCATTTTTCACCTAACCAATTATTATAAATATCTGTCGAAGTATCTTTTTCAAAAACTATTTTATCAGCAACAGGATCATAGTAATAAGTTACACGCTTATTTACAATTTTAGATTCCACATATCTATTACAACAAATAGAATTTACATCAGGAATTAAAAAAGAATGCTCACAGCAATAAGGTATTTTTTTATTATTGTGACTAAGAATGGCTTGATTATTAATACAAGTTAAACAACAAATTTTACACATATATACTCCTCTATTCAATAACTCTCATCTTCTGAGCTAAGTACCATTCGTCTTGATTTTTAGGTCTTTTAATCTCTACAAAATCACTAATCTCAACTTGTTTCCAAACTCTTCCTTTTTTAGATAAATGAGGGGCTATTGGTTCTTAGGCTCCATACATACTCCTTATTTAAGTAAATCAATATCTTCTTGTACTTTATTCATTTATTTTCTCCTTATATTTTAGTCATTTGTTTAACAGCTTCCAATTGAACGTCTTCGGATGAATTTTTAATAAATTTAATAACATATCCATTTTGTCTAACAGCTTCTAGTTTTATTTCATTGGATGGGTCTTCGATAAATTGAATAGCATTTCCATTTTGTCTAACAGCTTCAAGTTGAATTTCTTCTGAAGGAGGGTTATCAATATATACGATAGCACATCCATTTTGTCTAACTGCTGCTAATTTCACTTCTTCTGATGGAGGGTTATCAATATATACGATAGCACATCCATTTTGTCTAACTGCTTCTAGTTGAATTTCTTTAGATGGATCGTTGATAAAATAAATAGTCAATCCGTCTTGTTTTACAGCTGCTAATTTAATTTCTTCAGAAGGGTTTTTGATAAATTTAATAGCATATCCATTTTGTCTAACAGCTTCAAGTTTTATTTCATTGGATGGATCGTTGATAAATTGAATAGCATTTCCATTTTGTCTAACAGCTTCAAGTTTTATTTCATTGGATGGGTCTTCGATAAATTGAATAGCATTTCCATCTTGTTTAACGGCTGCTAATTTCACTTCTTCTGAAGGATCGTTGATATATTGAATAGCATATCCATCTTGTTTAACGGCTGCTAATTTCACTTCTTCTGATGGGTTTTTGATATATTGAATATATAAACCATCTTGTTTGACTGCTTCTAAATCACTATTTATATATTCTTTAAAAATAGTGATTCCACTTAATTTTTCTTTCTGATCATCAGTTAAAGA